AATGTTGTCGGAATTCGTGGATCAAGGCATGAGCTACTCCGAAGCCGTTGAGTGGATTGACTATAATGTAGTGCCCGTCATGGGCGGACAAGGGTTCACGGTACTCTACTCATGAAGGCATTCGACCGTGATCTCTTTGACAAGTACGATGAGCCAGCCCGTGAGGCCACTCGCTCATTCATAACAAGCAAGGGATGGGCAGTAAAGGATCACTCCGACATTTATAGCCATGACCTATTGGCCACCAAGGACGGTGACACCCTGCTAGTTGAATGCGAAGTTAAGGTAGGTTGGAGGCGTGACCCGTTCCCGTTTGATACGGTCCAGCTTCCCGCTAGAAAACGAAAGTTCTTTCATCCGAATGCAGTCTTCTTCATTTGGAGATGCGATCTAGGGAATGCTATCTACTTCTGGGCACGGGACATTGACCACCTCGGCACAGTGCATGTACCTAATAAATACATGGCATCCAAGGAGGAGTTCTTTCAGGTTCCATTGTCATTAGTTAAGTTCGTCAATCCATGAACCAATACAAGATAGAATACCGCCGCTTCGACATGAGTGATTCATATGTTGGGCGTGCCTTCAAGTACGCACGGGACGAGAGGACTGCGCTTTCTTTTCTCGGCACCAAACCTGACCGAAACGGAGTGATTAGATTCAAGAGAGGTGGATGCGGAAAGGTGCTTAGTATAACTATAATTAACGATGTATTTAACTAACAAAGATATCAAAAAGTGGAGGCAAGCCAACAAGCCAAGGCACTGCCCGATACTCACTAGCAGACGTTCGGACTGGGTCGTTGACCACAACCACCACAGCGGCATGGTACGTGGTGTAATATCACGAGTCAGTAACTCCCTTCTGGGCAAGGTGGAAAATTATTTGTATCGAAGATGCGGAGCAAACCCAGAGGATTTCCCAAAAATTTTAAGAAACATGGCGGACTACTTGGATCAAAAGGACACGGATGTTCTTCACCCAGTGGGACTTACGCAATTAACCAAAAGGTTCCGTCATGGCTTGACAAGCAGTGAACAAGTCGCTGTATTACGTGATCTCGGCGGGGATGAGGATGGAATTAAACGGTGCAATAATGCACTGGATAGGGCCAACTACTACCGCCAATTAACCAAGAAAACACACCAATGAGTAAACACATACGCCAGAAACTACAAGGGATACAGACATCCCTTGTCTGTCCTAAAGGGCAGACCAATAAATTCGGTGGCTACAGCTACCGATCTTGTGAGGATATCCTTAATTCGTTAAAACCACATCTTAAGGAGCAGGGTTGCATCGTAATCCTACAGGATGAGATCGTGGAGATTTCGAATCGGGTATACGTTAAGTCAACCGCCAGCCTCGCTGACAACGATACCGAACTAGCCGTCTCCGCCACTGCTTACGCAAGGGAAGCCGAGGTTAAGAAGGGAATGGACGAAGCCCAGATTACTGGAAGCGCCTCCTCGTATTCAAGGAAGTACGCACTTAACGGACTTTTTGCTATTGACGATAGCAGAGATCCTGATTCAAGTAACACGCACGGCAAGCAGGCCACTAACAATCAACCATCATTCTAATGTTTAATACTAAAGCAATTGACCGACTGTCACGGGACCTACAGGATCTATCACATCGCATTGACGAGCTATTAGTTCGCCAGCGTTGCGAATACGATACACTGGATGAATACGATAGCATGGCACGAGCAAAGATACAGGCGTTAGCCGAGCATTGCAACGTGGCGCTTGAGCCAATCCAAGTGGGGCGCACCCTTGACCCCTCACGGGACATCAATAACTGTTGTCTCCAGTTCCAAGGGAATACATACAAGTTTCACGCCGTTGACCTAAAGGCCAATGGCGAGGATGACATAACAACCGAAAACCAATAATCAATAATACATATGGCTACATACAGAGAAAACAGCGGAATCCTTGGCATCAATGATCGTAAGGAAAAAGAGACCCACCCTGACTACAACGGCAAGTTGTATGTCACCAAGCCTGGGTTGTACTACCTAAAGGGTTGGAAGAAGACCTCACGGGCGGGTTCCCCGCTCCTATCCCTTGCGGCTGACTACGCCGACGAAGAGAAGCAGAGCGAGGCTAAGGCTACGTTCGTACCGCTGGAGCCCAAGGCTCCAAGCACCCCTACAATGGACGAAGTGCCATTCTAGCATGTCGGAATTCGACAAAGCTTGGTGGGAGGAGTTCCGCAGGTCAGAGGTTGAGGGTATCCTACAACTAACTGGCCTCAAGAACTCGGACTACACTGGGGGAGAAACCTGCGACAATCCGTTTGAGAATTTCGACGGAAGCACGGACTTCGGTGTTGATCCACTCACGGGCGTATGCATCCGCATGCAGGACAAATTCCAGAGAGCAAAGGCCCTCTGTTCGGACGGTCACTTATCCTTGAAAACAGGTGGTGATCAAGCAAAAGACATCTTCAGGGACCTTGTGGGCTATTCACTAATAGCCATAGGGATGCTGGAGAGAAACACGGATTAGATCCGTATTGTAAAATAGACGATGGCCTGGCCCTCCTTGAGGGGGCCAGGTATCCATACATGACCCAAACACACACACACCAGAACAGCAATCTTAGTGATGCCGTTGCGTTAGCAATACGGATTCATGAATCCATTGATTCATATTCATTAAGGGGTGAGCACAGGATCAAGGTCCGTGCTCTCGGCCAGTGCCTGCGTTCGATACAAACGGAACTATCAATTGAAACAGCAGAACGATGAACCACCCAACAACTACGAGGCAGAAGAATACCTTATCGGTGCTTGCCTACTAAGCGAGGACACTTCAGTCCTCGATACCGTATCACCAATCCTAGAGCCCAAGGATTTCTTTAATGAAACCTTTGAGTACATGTACTCAGCGATACTGGATGTAGCGCAGGACAATAAAACCATTGACGAGGTTCACCTCGTCGAAAGCCTAAAGGCATCCAATAGGCTCAACGATGTCGGCGGCATACCCGCCATCATGAGAATGATGGAAGTGGCGTGCTCCGATGTTCAAGCACTGCACTACGCAAAGCTAATAGCTGAAAAGAGTAAGCTACGTAAGCTGATCAGGGAGTGCCGTATAGCCAAGGAGCGTGCCGAGACGGGCACGGAGTCGTTCAATGACATACGATCCAACCTAGAGGGTTGTGTCATTGATATCGATACAGATGGCGCTGATGAATTCGGCATCAAGGGAACAGTCAAGGACCTAGTGAGCGACATTGATCTAATGAAGTCAGGGGAATTCCTTACTGATGTAGTTAGGACCAATGTCGGGCGGCTGGATCTATTCCTTGGGAACGGAGGCATAGCCGCAGGCGAAGTCCTCACGTTGGCGGCACCCACTTCATGTGGTAAGTCCGCCTTCGCACTCTACGTGACCCTCAAGGTGATGTCAGAGCAGGACCTTCCAGTGGGGTACTTCTCCTTTGAGATGCCCCAGAAGCAGATCATGAAGCGCATGATACAAACGCTGTCAGGCGTGAACCTAAGAAACATACAGGAGGGAACGGCCAATGACTCACAAGTCAAGAGGTTCGTGGACTCAGCGAAGAAGGCTGAGGATTTGCCGCTCTACACTTCGCACACCGTCAAGTCAGTGGATGACCTCACCAGTAAGGCTAGATACCTAGTCCGCAAGAAGGGGGCCAAGCTGATAGTGATTGATTACTTGCAGTTAATTCCCTACAACGGCAAGGGTACCAAGTGCGAGGCAATAGCTGGTATATCCCACAGGATTAAACAGATGGCGCTGGACCTCAATGTAGCGGTTGTGCTCCTCGCACAGGTTAATCGTGAGGGAGCCAAGCGTGAGACGGGCCTAAGCCTGTATGACCTCAAGGATTCAGGGGACATTGAGAATGACGCTGACGTAGTTATGCTCATGTGGCCAACCAAGGGTGACGTTGAAGCCTCCAAGGGGGAAGATAACCGAGGATCATACACCTCCCTGTTTTACAAACTAGCAAAGAATCGTGAAGGTGAGCGTGATGTCCTGGACTCAATGAAGTTCTATCACTGCACTGGTCGATTCTCCTAGCACAATTACTTGTGTTGCATATGCCACACATTCACGGGGATGAATTAGAATTCGACGCTACCCAGTAGCGGACGGCGGGGCAGTACCGCCCATCTCCACCATCTAAATATGAAGAAAGAATAATATG